TAGACCACGATCATGTCGCCGGCGTTCGTTGGAGGCGGAGTGAGGATGATCTTCCGTTCGACCTCGTCCCACATCCAGTCGGGCTCGACAGAAAACGTGCGCTGCGCGGTCTCGAAGTACTGAAGACGCTGCTGCACACCAGAGTTGATCATGAACTCACCGCGCGGCACGACATAGTCGGCAGGCAGCGTGTATAGGCCAAGAGCAGCCGGGTCGTAGTATGGTCGCAGATCGTAGCGAGAGCCAGGCAGATAGACGTCGAGCACAGCATCTACGTCCTCGGGCACGAAGTACTCGACCTGTCCTGTGAGCACAGGAGTCTTCCACTGACGTTCTACTCCCTTGTGAGCAATGAACCAGTCCTTGGCGTCCTCTATGAAATCGTCGAGATCCGCCGGGTGCAGCTCCACGGCCACCTGCGGCGCGCCCATCTGCCGCAGCAGCCAAGTTTTGAGCTGCTTCTCGTCCATCAGATTGCGACGAGGGCGCGTGGGTGAGGTCATGGATCACTCCTCTTCGAGCAGCTCGTCGATCTCGCGCAGCAACGTCGAGCGGTCCTTGTTTGCCACCTCATAGTTTCGGACCACCATCAGCTGCGTGTCCGACAGCTCCATGCGCCTGAGTTCCCCGGCAATGCGAGGAACGCTCATGTCGTCGTAGCCCTCGAACGGCTCACCAGAGATCTCCTCTTCGAAGTCCTCTCCATCGTCCTCGAGATCCGCCTCTGTCATCTCCCAGGCGGTGTCGACGTCGGGCATCGAAGCGTCAGGCTCGTTCTCTGCACCGTCACCCACCACCCACTCGAACGCATCGGGATGCGCCAGAGCCAACGCATCTGGCACCACTTCTCCCGCACGAATGAGGCCCTTCCAGAACACGCGCTTGTTGTCATCTTTCCTCACGTACATCACTGATCTCCTACCTCGGGAGTTTCGATGGATCGATGCCGGGTCCAAGGTACCCGCTAATGTCAGGACTGAGGCCAGATGTTGGTGGCCTGACCAGCTCTGGGGGAGGCCGCAGAGGAGGAGGCTGCACCGAAGGCATGCCGTCGGGAGCCGCTAAGGGCGCCTCTCCCAGGGCTATGCTCGCCGCATGTTGTGACGGCGGCGGTGTTGGCATGGGGCCAGGCGGTGGTGTCGGCATAGGACCGGGCGGGTTGGCCTGAACGGGCATGGATCCTGGCATCACTGCCGGCCCGTACTGGTGCGCCGGCTGGACCTGAGGCACCTGCATGTCGGAAGCCATCACACGGTGAACCACCGGGTTGTCTGCCTTCGGCAGGTTCGGCGGCACCATAGAACGCACCGGAGGCACCAGCGGTGTGGATCTCCGTGTTTCGGCCACGAACTCACCATCACCCGTGAGAAGAGCTCGCAGCCGCGCAGTCAACTCACGCACCCCCTGCAGCATGTCTTCTGCTGCCTCCATCCGACCCTCGATCTCCGCAACGAGTTCTACTGCTTGCGCCATTGTTTCATCCGACCCAGCCGCCTCACCGTCGTTGAACACTCCCAGATCGGCCAGGTCCCTGAACAATTCTTTTGCGGCACTCACGGCCTTCCTCCACTGTAACACACGCCACTACGCACAAAGCGGTTCTCGCAGAAAGAGTAGAGCACCGCGCAGTGATTGTCTAACTCACTCTGTGCAGATCTACACACAGAGAGACGCAGCCCTCTTGTCATCGGGTCGACTGTTGACGGGTGAGGCTATGCGGGACTCAACAACAGTGAGAGCAAGGGATCCTGTGCCGGAACCACATTCTCCGGGCCGTCGTACTGGACACCACGAAGAGCAACCCACTCGATAGCTGGTCCACTCTCGGTGGCATCGAGCTGCAGCGGGACCCAGTCGCACATGGCGAAATTGACGCCCAGACGACGCGCTGTCGTGCTCGCCAGGTCTCGAGAGTTACCGAAGGGGAACATATAGACGTCGATGTGCGAGACACCGCTGAGCGCCTCGTGCAGCGTCTCTGGCTCGCCGTCAGCGTCCTGGTGAGCGCGACCGATCCAGACGGTGCCGTCGAACGGAGACGAGAACACGTTCATGACTCCGATCTGAGTCTCCTTCTTGGGGATGACGACCATGAACCGGTAGCCGGAGAAGAGACGAGGTGTGTGAAATCGAGCCATTGTCTACTCCTTGTTCCTGCATGGCGCACGGCACACACAGGGTACTGTGTTCTGGCTTATGGCCAGCTGGCCATAAGCCAGCTTTCTGTAGAAATTACAGTCACTTAGGCCAATGTTTTTTCGCCTATTTTTCGGCCTATTTTTCGTTGAATTCGACGACCCGAACGAAGGCCACAGGCTGCATACTGAGAGGGCAGATCACCGTGAAACGATCGTCGTCTTCAACGACCTCACCCTCTTGAGGCGCACGAACGAGGGCCACGGGCGTCCCTGGCAGCTTGAATGTGCCCGAGTCGGTGCGGAGCCGATTGCTGCGCACGACGACGTGGTGGCCTTCTGGAGCTATGGCTGTCGGGTCAATGAACGTCGGTCCACTCAGGATTTCCACTCTCTACCTCCCGCAGTGTGTCAGTGCTATGTGGGGAACTCGATCTCACTCGCTGCCCTCTCGATCTGGTAGTGCAGATCCGCGCTCAGAATGCCGAGGTTCGCCGCAACAGTGCCGTGGTCCTTGTTGGTGTCGTATGTGTCCGAGGCATCCGTCCCGAACCGACGCACGTAGAGCAGAAAGATCGTCGATTCGACAGCCCAGGCAGGCGGCGTTATGAGCCCGACGCTCATGATCTTCTGCACGTAGACGTCGCCCGGATCCACGGACACGGTGGCCGACCACGGCGTCCAACTTGCCAACGCAGGAATGGCTGCGCCGGCGACACGGCTCCACGTGTAGTACCCATCAAACGACGCCACTTCCGTAGCGGCTGGATCCGCAGCAGGGAGCATGTGAATGTGGGGGCGAACAGCTGTGCCCGCCTTCCAGGCATGTGGCAGCTGGTAACGAAAATGCAGCTCGTCGTTCTGATTGTGCCTCAGAAACAGCATCCTGAAGGGTGTCGCGAAAGGCCTCGTAGGTGAGAGCCGCCCCGGCGACGCCTTCGGACACGTTTCCCTGCACGTCCTCCCAGCGCCCTTGTTGTCTGGACAGCCAGTAGCCACCGGTAGCCCCGGCGATGACAGTGAGACCGTCCGGCGTGTGTGAGCCCGCCTTGTCCAGCGTGTATATGTCCTGCACGCTCGAGACGTACACCATCACGCCATCGGGAAGCGCTGCCGTGCCCAACGTGCCCAACGCCGCCAGATCCGCCTGCGGCGCGCTGCTCCCCATGCCGGGATATGGTGTGAAGCCCGAGGCGATCTCGTCCGCGGTGTAGACGTTCTGGAAGGACAGCTGCCCCGCAGCTACCAGCTCGGCAATGCGCGGCGCATCCATCCATGCCGTCACAGGCCGATCGAGCACGATGGTCGCGCCGGGCTGAATGGGTGCGTAGAGATCCTGCAAAAGGATCTCGGTGCCAGTCAGATTTGTCAGGCTGACGCTGGGCATACCAACTACCTCCGCTTCCTGCGCAACGTGGCCCGCACAAGCTCCTCGATCGCGTCTACTGTCTTCCGCGCCGCGTCCTGCATGCTTGTGATCGTCAACGTCTTGTCGATGTCAGGCACGCCCATGCTTGTTTTGACACGCCAGCCGAGCTGCTCGAGCACATCTGGCGGGATCCGGCGCTCTCTAGGATGCTGAAAGCGTTTGATCAGCACGTTCTTCCGTCGGAGATCCACATAGGCATCGAACTCACCGAACTCGGGCTTGATCTCCACGTGACCGGCTTTCACGCGACGTCTGCTCCCAGGTGCCTGGGCGTAGAGTTGAGCACTCGCAGTGTAGCCGGGAACCCGGAATCTCTTCACCTCAAGCTCGAGTAGATCGATGAAACCCATGTCTCGTCGCGCCAGACTGCGACGCTGTGCCTCACCGGCCTCCACGTCTCCCATCGCGGCCAAGCGTCGCATGCGTTCCCTGTCGGCTCGGCTCTCCAGGAGTTCGAGCCTCTTTTCTAGTCGCCGTCTGCTCATGTACGCCTCCTGTTCGCTGCAGACACTCTACCGCGTAGCGATAACTGTTGACAACTGCCACTCTCGTTTGCGTATTCTGGAGGAGACTGTGATAATAACTCACGTTTCGTGCTGTGAGAGACAACAGCCGGAGAACGCCATGTCGAGACGAGAGCTGAACGAGAGACTCGAGCTGTTGGAAGCACGCATCAGCGAGTCAGCCGACGTCGATCGGCTGCGACGTCTGGCCGTCGAGGGCGACGCAAAGGCCTCGAAAGAGCTGTATCGCCAACTGTTGCGTCTCGGGCACTCCATTGAGGCCAGCGGCGTCATCAGCCAGAAGTACCATCACCACCGCGAGATGATCCGCACCATCCGCAGCGACACCCGATACCTCGGCCGACAGGCCGGCTACGTCCGCTTTGCCGCCTCGGAAGGGTGGGCAAAGAAGCTCGCCAACGAGGGCAGCGTCACTCTCGTCCGCGTGGGCAAGACTCGAGACAACATGCCGATCTGGATGTCCGATCTGCGCCGCACAGGCTCACGTTTCGAGGTCGACGTGGCGTTCGAGATGCTGGCCAATGCACTGAAGGGACGAAAGCTGCCCACCGAGCGCGGAGCCCCCCGTCAGGCCGCCACAGGCGAGTTCATGTACATGGGCAAGACCAAGGCTGGGCGGTACTCATACAAGCACGACTACACGCGCAACTACGTCTACATCGACCCGAAGAACGGTCAGCTGCTCGTGCCCCAGACGAACCGGCCGTTCCAGCTCGGCTATTTCGACGCGCGAGGATAGCCACCACACTGACAGGACAACAAAGGAGACTCGTCATGTCGCGACGAGAACTGATTGAACGGATCGAGGACCTCCAGGACCGCCTCACCGAGGCCCGGAAGAAAAAGGGTATCGACGAGTTCGACAAGATGGTCGTCCAGTCAGTGCCACACTTCGAGGTCTACGGCACAGAACTACTCAATGCCTTCCGTGACGTGGGCATGAGCACCGTCGGAGTCATGGGCAAGGCCGTGAAGCGTGGTCTGATCAAGATCACCTACAAGGGCCGCTCGGCACTGGGTACTGACCACAGCATCAAGCTCACGAAGAAGGGTGAGCGCATTCGTCAGCAGCTCCACCGTCGCAAGTACAACTACTGAGTCGACCGCCAGCGCGTTGCTTATCGACGATAGACCAACTCAGCGACGACCTGGCCCTACGAAACGACCCTCGTGATCTCCAGCACCGCCTCAGCCGGCACACGGTACTCACGCATTCCTTTGTGGTAGCTGATGTCTGGGTGGCGCATGTTGACCCTGCACACCAGAATGCCAACGTCGCGCTGTGTTTTCCGAGCCAGAGTCTTCATCAAGCTACTGGTGTCACCGAAGAACATCGGGTCATAGCGGTTGCTGAGAGTGAGAAATGCCTGGTACAGACCAAGCACGTTGGCAGGATGATTGGGATCGTCGCTCCCACCTCCAAGACCCTCACCGCCGCGCAGAACCTGACGCAAGATGCCCGCTCGTCGTGCCCAGTCGACAATGTGGTGCCGCCGCAGCTTCCCCTTTGCAATCAGGATGGCCTCTTTGAGTGCTCGGGCGATCTCTTTGGCCACGTAGATATCGCTGGTAAAGGAGATGGCGTGCTTTCCGCTGCGCGTGGTCGTCTGGCCACCGAGACCCTCTGCACGCTGAGCGCCTCGAGAGAAGCCAGTGCGGGCGAGCCGCTTGGCGTTCACGGTGGTGTGATAGAGCGTCTCGACGTCTTCGGTCTCGGGCTCGTAGCCAGGACGTGTGCTGCGGATTAGCTCGTCGACCTTGGCCTCGGCGTCGACGAGCCAGCGTTTCAGCTTGCGGGCGAGCTTCGGAACGCGCACCAGCCGTTTGTCGAGTCCGCGCGCCAGGTTCTGCTCGTGATCGGGATACTTCTGACGGACGAGACGAGGGTCGACGCTCAGGAGGGGCGCCAGCCAGTCGTCGAGTTCCCCATCAACGAGATCCCGCAACACACGATGCAGCCACTGCAGGTCTCGTTCGAGCCCACTGCTCCACGGAAGGAGGTTGCTGAAAGGACCCTGAAGGCGTTCCTTGATGAGCTGTGCCACCACAAGAGAGCCCGAGTCGAAGCCGTCGCTGACCCAGTAGAGGAACGAGTCCGCATCGTCGTCCAGAAGGCCGTGAATGTCGCGCAGCTCGTCCAGGATGCTCCACAGCGTCTTACGTAGCAGCTTCAGGTATCCTGCCTGTGGCGCTGCCCTCACCTCGTTCAAGTGCTCAAGTGCGGCCTCGAGTAGCTGTCTTGTGCCCATGATGCTTGCCTCCCGAACGTTCTCACCACTTGCTCTCGGCCATCTCGAGCAGCAGTGTCAAAATCTCACCGTACCGGTCGACGCGGGACCGAGCCCGACGCTCGAAGCGAGACAGCAGACCGAGATCCATCTTGTCCTTGGTGAGCCGAACGTAGTCCCCGTCCCGCTCGACGTCCTGAAGGCCACTCAGCTCGAGCACGTCACCGTAGCCCTCGCCGTCGTAGATCAGGTCTCCTGCATCGCGCGCCATCTGGAGCGCCACAGACGTCACCAGTTTCCGGTACTTACGGTCATAGTCGATCGTGAACAGAAACGTTCCGACGCGAGCGTCTCGGAAGAACCCGTAGCCGTAGATGTACTTGTCGTCCTGCTCCTCGAGAAATCGAGCGTCGTACACCACGAACGTCGGGCCCTCCACATAGAACAGCAGCTCCGGCTTGGCCTTTCCGGGTCGGGCCTTTCGACGTTTCGGCCGCTCACCAAGATCTTTCATGATCTCGCGGACTCGATCGGGTGAGATCCGACCCTCTCGGACAAGCTCCGAATACCACCCGTTCTGGAGGAACGTGCGGACACGATCCTTCCACTGCTGGATCGCGGCACTCTCGCCGGCGACAGTGAACCCTCCCTACTTGAACCGAGGATTCCACCGGTACCAGTACTTGCCGATGACTCTGCCGAGCCCTCGCCGCCGATACTCCTTGGCGACAACGATCAGCGTCGCGCCCCACTCGTTCTGTGCTACCGCTACGACCTCACCGCGTGAGTTCATCATCGACAGGTTGGTGCCGGCGTCCTTCTTCAGCCGTTTCTCGGAGCGGATGAAGAACGGTTCACCGTCGACGATCACATTCTGCACCGTGTGAGGATGCTCCCGTATGTTCCGTCGAGAAATGTTGCTCACCAGTGACACATACTCGTCCAGGTACTTGACGAGCTTGCGTCGTCGAATCGGAAGCTCCACGCGCTTCTGGTTCTCCCAGTACGCCTTGGGGATCTCGTAGGCCGGGAGCCGGTTCGTCCTGTAGAGCGTGCCGTTGTGCAGTACCGCCACCACCTCGTCGTCATAGACGAAGAGGTGCCCGCGTGAGGCTTTCTCGATGGTCAGCGAGCCCCCACGGCTGAGACGGATCCGTTGCAGCACGCGGCGGCTGTAGTCCCGGTTCAGGTCGGCCAGCGAAAAGTCGTAGGACGTGGATGGGTGATACTTGCGCCCGGGGTTCCGATGCTTCAGGAACTCGTCCTGCGTCATCAGGCCGATCTCGTTTGCCGGAAACTTGGGTGGCAGCTTTCGTGTTGCCTCTACCAACCTGCCCAAAGCCTTCCCGACGCGATGCCTGCTCATGTCGTCCTCTGTTTTCGCATCTCGCGCACGACCATTGGTACGAACACCTTCAACGAGAGATGAACACCGGGCAGCTTGTCCCTGATCTCCCACTCGATGACTGCCTCGCCGCTGGCCCGATCCATGTCGTACTCTTCCAGCGTCTCCCGAACGTAGTCCATGCCTTTGACGATCTTGGTCGCCAGGCGTGGCAGATCCTTGCGGCCGGGTAGCCAGACGAGATGGTGGCTGTCCTGCTCGCGTCGAGATAGCTTGCGGTCGTAGATCACCAAACCGTGTCGGAACTCCGGGTGCCTACTGGTGCCGATGTAGCCCTTGGGTACCGTGGCAAACGATACAGGCCGCAACGAGACGCCGTACTCGTAGACGACGGCCTTGCGACCCTCGAGTAACTCAAGACGCTCCTCCAGTAGCTCTCTGCTCATGTCGTCCCCCTCACGAGCCTCGACAAGCTGCCGATAGAGACGCTCCGCAGGAACGTAAGCCGGAAGAGACTGCACTCCCGTCTGCACCGCCAAAGCAACTCTGTGCCTCCCGTCCAGCACCTCGCCACGTAGACCAATGACGATGGGCCGAGAGAGGTCCTCGCTCCCTGACGGCACCACTTTGCCGTGCGTTCGATAGTTCAGCTCGGACACAGCAACACGATGCAGAAAGTACCACTTGCCGTGTGCACGTACTTCCTGCCGTACCCGATTCAAGTCGAGCCGCGTTCTGGATGCAGCATCGATGATGCCGACGATCGCGTTGGCCGACTTGGCGCCGTAGCCCGAGAGCCGCGCAGAGGCAAACTCCTGAGCACTGCCGTAGCGTTGCATCAGCCGCCTCAACTTTCCCGCGCGCCCACTGCTCATGTCGTCTCCTGCTGTGCTTTGCTACACCTGCTCACACTCGACGGCCAAGGTCCCGTCGTATTTGCGCTCGATGTTCGTCAGTCGAACCCTACCAGAGCTGACAAACTCTTCCAGCTCGCCAGTCCCGATCTCCGAGATGTCCGAGCCTCGACGTGCCTCCCCTTTCGGTATGGTGAAGATGACAGACGTGGCCGACCCGGGACCCTCGTCGCGCTCGATGCTCGCCTTGCGTTGGGCGGCAAAGCTGGACGCCACCCAGGACTCCGTGGAGAACGACAGCATCTCGCCGAGGTCTGTGGTTTCACCCGCCTTGAGCTTACTTGCCACGTTCGTTGGCAAGGCTACGCCCCGTGTCAGCTCCGGGGATGCTCCGGGCGCCATCGGTCTGGTGGCCAGCGCGGTCATCACCTTGTTTGCCGACTCGAAGGCCGCTCTCGAGTGCTGCACCTTGTGCTGGTCGATGTACTTGCGCGATCCATCGTCGTTTCTGTGGATGATGCTGGGGCCGTCGAACTTGTGGGCTCGAACACCACGATCAAAGGCTGCCGGGTCGCGAATCAGATCCACACCGCCTTCCGACGTGAACAGCGTCGCGGCATCCATCACTGCTGTGGCGGCCGGCGTGAGCTTGTCGGCCTCCACCACGCGGCGCTCGTAGCCCATGCTGTCTTTGACAGTGCTGAACGCCGCCTGCAGCGCATCGTATGCTTCGTGCACATCCTCATCGCGCAGACCACGACCCGACCCGCCGCGAGGAATACATCCCGTGAGATCAGCACGCTGCCCAACACCACAGGGCTGGTTGCGAGCCTCCAGAACCGCAATCCTGTCTTCCAGCAGCTCTCTGCTCACGGCATCACCTCACCGGTAAAACGTGCTGTCCCACTCGCCGGCCTCGATGGCCCGCTTGTAATACTGTGCAGCCATTTTCCGCATCTTGACCCAGCCACGCTTCCACCCGGTCTCCGTCTTCACGTCCGAGTACTCCAGCGCATGCCTGTTCCGGCCGACCATACGCAGCTGCCGACCGTCGGAAACCAGCCACCAGAGTTGCAGGTTTCGCCAGTACAACTGATGCGGCTGCAACACATGCTGGGCCGGAGACACCTTGATGATGAACCCGATACGGAGGGCTTTGCCCTTTGCGTCCTCGGGATACTTTCGGATCCGGGCCTGATGCTCATCATAGCTGATGCGTCGACCCACCTTCTTCCACGTCTCGGGATCCAGCAGCTCCGTCTCGGGATCTGCAAGCAGGATGTTCGGATCCGCAGGCTCTTTCTTCGTGGGCTCCGAGAACCGCTCTCGCTCTTTCTCGCGCCAGTCGTGAACGTCCGTTCGCGTCACCTCGACGCGCCCACCGGGCAAGGCCCTCAGGTTCACGAGATCGTGATCCTCAAGCGCCCGGAGCACGTTCGTCCTGATGCCACGAAGGGACGCCGGCGGGACAAGCTGCTTGCCGCGCTTCTTGAAATATACCCGACCACTCCTGAGCGCATTGATGATCTTGTACAGGGCTCGCTCCTGAGCGTCCGTGACCTTCTTCCTCTTCCTCCGTGTCTCCAGCAGCGCGATACGCTCTTCCAACTCCCGTCTACTCATGTCGCCTTCTGTTTGCGCTGTCGTCGCCACTCTTTCTTGTAGCACGAGTGGCAAAGGTTCTTCGCCTTGATGTCGAGGCTACCACAGTGCTTGCAGACGGCACCAGATCCGTCCTTGAGCGGCTGGCCGTCTGACCAGAACTCCTCGAGACGAGCAGCTCTTGATGTTTCACGCTAGCTCGTCGGGGTACGCCAGCTTCATTCGTCCCATGACGCCGACGATCGCCTTGCGGGCTTTCTTTGCGGCATCCAGACGGGACGTGGCCTGCACAAAGTGAGTGTACGAGGCGTGACCTGGATCGACCTTCCATCCACGCCACCGACGAGTCTCGAACCGGTACTTGGATGTGCCCAGAAGCCACCGCACAGACAATGTTTTTGATTGCGCGCTGTAGCGTAGAGCAAACATACCAGCGCCAGGCTCGACGGTGATAGTTGCCACATCCGACGACGGATCTCTCACTCCGACAACGGCTCGCATCCTCCCGACCCGAACGTTGCCCATCTGCTTTGCCATCATGTCGCCAAAGCGAAGTCCAGTCCGTTCTGCCCCCCTCATAGCAGCAGCACGGGCCTCGAGATCCCCCAAAGCCGCAAGCCGCTCCATTCGTTCACGCTCCGCACGAGACATCTCGTCCAAAATCGACTCTTCCAGCCTGACCAGAGCCCGCTCGACCCGCTGCCTGCTCATGTCGCCCTCCTGTTCGCTGCAGACACTCTATCGCACCACAGCGACCGATGACAACCACCAGTCTTGCTCAACGACACACGAGCCGGCATGATGGTCTCGTTCACGTTGTGTAGAAGACAACGACAACAACGGAGACACGTCATGTCGAGGCGAGAACTGTTTGAAAGGATCGAGGCACTGCAGGACCGGGTCGAGGAAGCACGCAAACCGCGCAAGTCTTCGGGTGCCGGCAAGAAGACAAAGCTCGGCACGATCACAAGCAAGACGACGATCGGAGAACTCCGAAAGCGACTCATCAAAGCCAGAGCCGGCAAGTATCCGCGGCTCCGCGGCGTCGAGGTTCCCGGGCCGACAAGGCACCGCTACTCCGTGTTCTTCCATCTGCCCCTTTCGAATGGGGCTGTCGCGATTTCCCAAAAGAGCATGCGGGCGTCCTACGATGAGGACGGAGAGCCCAGCTACGCCACCTACGGATACGAAGTGATCAAGAAGCCGGACAGGATGACCGTCGCGAAGGCGATCGAGAAGTTGTTCTGAGCGTCGAGCCGCGGATCATCGTCCGCCTACCTGCTTTCGACACCTGCGCCACTCCTTCTTGTAGCAGCTCTCGCACAGCCCCTTGGCCTTGAGCTGCAGACTGCCGCACTGCTTGCAGACCTTGTCGGCCCCATCCTTGAGGGGCTGGCCGTCTGACCAGAACTCAGCCAGCCGAGCAGCGTTCTCCGCGCGGTGCTTCTTCATGCGGCGCTCGACGATGATGCGGCGCTCGTACTCCTCGCCGCGCAGCGCCTCGAACCGAAGATAGGCGTTGTACTTGTCCTCGTTACGCAGAGCCTCGGGCGCGTCCCTGTACAACCACCTCGCCAGGCGCCACGCATTCAGCCCGTTCCACACGAAGCTGTACCACGTGCGCTGAGTCTTGAACTTGCCAAGCGGCGTCGTCCAGCGCGAAACCTTGACGTCCGACATCGACGGGATGCACGTCCTCACGAGCTTCTGCAACTGCACCGCGAAGTCGTGTGTGGCCGTCGTGTACTTGGCACGACAGCACGGGCCACCACGCCGACCCTCACGCATGTCGACGGACAATGAGCCGTCGCTGTCCCAGAGTCCACGAATGAACGCGCGTCGGTGCTTCTTCGGCAGGCTCACGGGCCACGGTAGGCTGTCGGCCTTTGGTCCGACCATGCCGAACTGCGACTCGCACAGCTCCACGAGCTGCTTGCTGTCGACGGTGGCCTGGAAGGTTCCAGGCGAGTTCTTGAACTCCATTGGCCTGCGCTCTGGAGCAAACAGCGCGAGCCAGCGGGATGTGGTCTCGAACGTCCCGCACAGCGAGACACGGTAGTACTTCTTCCCGCGGTGGACGTTGCCGTCGCCGAGCGTGAGGCCCAGCCACCAGGCAAGTTCGTCAGACCAGTCGTCGAAGAAGTTGAACAAGACGCGAGCCATCGGCACCTCCTTGGGCAAAGGTGCCGACAGCGTAGCGCGCTATGTGGTGGCCGTCAACCTTGGATTGAACGGAACGTGAATTCCGCTATTACAGGTTGAGGATACGGACCTGGCCGTAGAACTCTGGACGAACGGGCACGAGGGCGTCGCGAGAGAGGAATCCCTTCGTGTAGGTGCCCGTCACCGGGTCCATGTGCGTCGGGGTCATCTCGAGCAGGGTGTAGGGACTCCACACGAACCCGGAGTCCGTGAAGTCGTCACCGCGCAGGCCGAGCATGATGTAGTCACGCGCGAAGTACGGGTCGACGAAGGTGCGCCACTTGTTGGTCAGGAGACCCGAGCGGTAGATGCCGAACTGCCCGTGGGTGCCCAGGGGCTGCGGGGCCTCGATCGGCGCGGTGGTCTCGGCGCCAGATGGGGTCCAGAGCGGGCGGTAGTCGCCGTGGCTCAGGAGCTGCTCGTAGAGGGCAGAGCCTTCGGGACTGGCAACCACCCAGTTGGCCGGGGCGCGGAGGGTTTTCTTGTGGATGAGGTACGACACCTGACTCATCACGGTGATGAGGGAGCGCAGGTGGTCGATCTCGCTGATACCGGCGGGCGGCACGCGGTCGAAGGTCGCGGGAGTGTTGACGCTCATCTGGAAGAGGAGGTCGACGATCTCGCGGTCGATACCGAGTGCGATCTCGCGGGTGGCGGCGCCGCTGATCTGGCTCTCGAGGTTCATGCCCTGCTGCGAGCGGAGATCCTGGAGTGCCTCGACCGAGAAGACCGTGGTGAGCCGACGCGGCTTGGCCTCGACGATCATCTTCTTGACGTCGAGCTTCATGCGCGGTCGGATGGCGTTGGCCTCACCATCGTAGGTGTAGTACAGGCGGATGGCGTTGCCGGATGCCGGCGTGGCGCTGAAGCGGACGCTGGCGAGCGAGCCGTTCTGGAAGTTGATGGTTCCAGCCGTCAGGTCCTCAGTGGTGTCCGCGGTGCCGTCGGCGTTGAAGAAGCCCGTCTGCACGGTGGCGCCGGTGGTGGCGTTGATCTCCTTGAGAGTGCAGGTGTAGGCACCCGTGGAGGCGACCGGAACTCGGATCGGAGTCCACTGCACGGTGCCGCTGAGCGTGGTACCACCACCGCCGTAGTTGACGCCGTCACCGGTGGCGACGATGGCGCCATCGATGTACTCCGAAGAGTAGTTCGAGTTGAACTGACTCGGCACGATGTCGCCGGCAGTGACGAGACCCTTGTTGTTCTCGTAGATGAAGTCGAGATAGAAGATGATCCCGACGGGACTGGTCATCGCCTGCACGGACACCAGCTCGTGCGCGATGAGGTTGGGGAAGGTGTCGAGCAGCACGCGGTACGCGAACTTGGTGTAGGGCCCGACATTGACGGCGAGGGTGTCCTCGTCGAGGCTACGGAGGTAGCCGGCGAAGCTCTCGCACATGACGGCGGTGTTAGCCAGACGCAGGCGCTCCAGCGGGGTGTTTGCCGGAATGTGCGACAGCGACGGGTTCCACTTCTCGAGCAGGGACTCGACCAGCCGCTGATCTGCTACCGAGCCGACCGAGTTCTGAATGAGCATCTGAGACTGCATGTCTCCTCCTTTTCTGGTTCCTTCTGCCTCCGCACTCCAGGCGGCGACACTTACCGATCAACAAGCTCCTGGATGTCCGGCGGAAGTCGATCCACGACCCCGTCGAACGGCTCTCTTCCTCTGCGACGACGAGGCGTTGGTCGAGCGGTGCTCAGCTCCTCGTCCATCGCGGACGGCTGTCTGCTGCCGCCCATTCTGCGTCGGATCCTTGCCGACAGTTCTTCCATCTGTTCGCGGCCAACCCGCTTCGGACGTCGGTCCTCCACGATGGCGTCGACCTGCTCTCGAGTTCGTGGCTTGACCTCTTCCAGCAGGTCTTTGACCTCACGGCTTCTCGGGTGCCTGGCTGCCCTCTTGTCGCCGTACTCGGCGATCTCGTGTTCCTCGATCACCTTGGTGGCTTTCTTCAGCAGCTTGGCAAGACGCTGGTTCTGCTCGAGCAGCTCTTCTTGCTCCTCTTGCAGACGCTCGCCCACACCCTCGAACGAATCCATTGCCTCGGCGACGACCTTCTTCAGCTCACTCGTGGACTTGAATCGCCGCACGTCGCCCACGACCCTCCGGATCTCCTCGGCGTACTCGTGGTCTACGATCTCGCGCTCGAGGAAACACATATAGCCGACCTGGCGGGCGGCCTCCGTGACCTCTTCCATTTCCTCTTGGAGACCCTCGACCACCTGCTCCAGCTCGTAGATACGAGCCTGTTGCTGAGCAATGACGTGGTCCTTCTCCTCGAGCATGGACGAGGACACCTCGTCTCCGAGGCGCTTGCCCAGCAGAGTGCAGATGTCATCGAACAGCCCCGCCTTCTCGAGGATCAGCGTGGCACGCTCCTCCCCGCTCGGCAGATCGTGCTCAATGGCGAGATCCGATTGGAGACGTTCCCAGTCTTCTTCTACGTCAGCGCCATCCTCGCATTTGCAATCGTCATCTTCGTCTTCGTCATCTTCGTCTTCGTCATCTTCGTCTTCGTCATCTTCGTCTTCGTCATCTTCGTCTTCGTCATCTTCGTCTTCGTCATCTTCGTCTTCGTCTTCGTCATCGTCATCGTCATCGTCATCGTCAGAGACGCTGATGTCGGCGATACGACCAGACTTGTCGACAGCGATCCGAACAGCGTCATCCTCCTCGCTGACCTCGCTGTCCTCTGCTGACGGCTCATCGTCGTCGCCCGCGTCGCCCTCCTCGAGATCCGTGTCACCGAAACACTCGAGCAGGTACGACAGATCGACGCCCTCGAACAGCGGCGAAAGCCCCTCGGACTCCTCACCGGACTCCTCGAGAGACTCACGGACCACCTTGGGGTAGGCGTTGCGATCGGCCGGGTCCGCCACGAAGTCGAAGGTCACGAGCCGGTAGTCCTCCTGGACCACCTCGTAGCCCTCAGGGCTGCGGCGCGTTGTGCCGAAGCCTCGAGACGAGACGCCGACCTGACACCCCGATTTCAGGATCGCCGCAAGGTCTTTGCCTGCCGCAGTAGGCAGAATCTCGGCCTCACCAATCACCACGCCGTCATCCATACGAAGAGACGTGACGATGTGAGAGGCACGCTTGAGCTTGGTCTTGCCGTCGTCCGGGTGGTCCAGCTCGCCGTACATGCGTCGCTGCTCGAACAGCGGCGACATACGCTTCAGCTCACGTTCCCATAACGGACGACGGTAGAGACGACGGTTCTGGGTTGGCTCGTCTGCGCGGCCGAACTCGCCGCGCACTGCAAGCAGGTTCCCTGCCTTGCTCTCGATGAGTTGGACAGGGCTGGAAAAGTTGGCCTCTTCGCGCAGCAATTGTGCCGACATATCAGGTTCCACTCTCATGCGCGTCGCAGCCACCGAAACTTGCCTCGGAATGCTGTCCCGCGTAGCGCAGACCGTGACGGGTTACTCACCCGTCGTTTCTTCCGTCCCATCAGATCGTGCCGAGGGTTGTGATACCCGACGACTTCTCGGCGCCCACTCGAGTACGAAGTGCGCCGTTTGCGTCGAGACCCGACGCCAGTCAGGTTCACTCGTCCTCGTCGTCGTACTCGCTTCCCTCGAAAGGGTCCTCGTCCATCTCCTCGATGGCAGACTCGTAGACCTCGATGCCCTCGAGCACCGCCTCGATGTTGTCGGCGAGCTGGTCGTGGACGTCGGCGTCGGCCTTGAGACCCTCTTCCAGAGAGTCGCTCATATCGAGACAGGCTCGGGCGAGCGTCACGAGACTCTCGACGATGCTCTCGTCGTCCGCGTCCTCGGACAGCAATCCGTCGTCTTCCATCTCGGCAAACGCTTCACCAAGAGACGTTGCGATCTGGGCGACCAGATCATAGGACTTCGCCACCTCGTCGGTGTCTTCTTCCTCGACGCTCTCGATGAGAGTGCCAAGCGTCTCACGCACCCGAGTCAGGATCTCCTGACTGCGGTCGTCGCTCGACTCTCCTCCCTCGAAGACTGCCCCGACATCGTCATCGTCGAAGTCGATGTCGGCGTCGGTGTCGGTGTCCTCGGTGAGTTGGGTCCTGTTCAGGTCCTCATCAGTGAGACCGATGAGAGCCATGTCCTCTTCCAGACTCGGCACCACGATGTTGATCATTCGTTCCTCCGTACTGCGTTCATGACTGCCGTTTTATCTCCAATCACGCATGATCGGAGCTACGAACTCACCTATCTCCGAGATGACAGCGACAGTTCGCGGACTAACTCTCGCACTTCTGCGAGTCTCCGTCCAGAACCGCGACTCTCGTTGAGTAGATTTTGCAGCATCTGTGCACTGCGTCGACTCTCGGAGAGTAGCTCTCTATCAGAGATACCAGCAGAGCGATCAGGCCGCAAGTGCGCACTTCTTCGATCGTGACTCTCAAAACGCCGACCGCCGCCGAACCCACCACCGCCACCACCACCCATGATTTTCATGGCTGCCGCTTCCATCTTGGCCTTGCGGATAGTCTCTCTCTCTCGCTCACGCCAGATTTCTTCGATCTCCTCTTCCGACAGATGATGAATCGTGCGCTTGATCCAGGCGTCGGACATCGAATCCACCAGCTGCAGCGCTAGCCCGGCTTGTGCGCTCTTCACCTCGACTTGCGCCAGCTCGTAGATCGCGCTTGGCACTGTCATGTGGACCGTGAACGAGACATCCTCGAGCGGAATGTCTAGAGCCGCCAGGTGCACGCGGCATATCTTCTCGATGCCGAGCTTGATAGCCTGCTGAACGCGGAGCACTGTGCGAGCAAAGCGTACATCCTCACTGGATAGAGTCTGTCGTGTGAGGTTCTCATCCTGCCCCAAATAGGCACGCGGAACGTGGAGTGCACCGAACAATTTCTTCAAGAAATACTCGATGTCATCCATGTGCTGCCACGACGGCGCAGTGATGGTGTCGATTCTCGTCATCTCGTTGCCATCCACGACAGGGATGAAAATATCCTCGTCTGGGGCAAGAGTCTCGAGGCGCGTATCCAGATTGCCCGTGGCTGGATTCACGAACCTCTTCTTCTTGTACATCTGCTTGACGTCGTTCAGCAGCTTACGGGCCTCGTTGAGAGGACGATTGCCCACATTCACGTAGAATGCGTGACGCTCTGGAGCTCTCTGTGCTCTGTAGAGAACCGCCAAGTCTTCGAGCAGAATGAGTCGACGGAACACCCACCGCGCCGGCTCGAGCACGGCGTGTCCGTAGATGGAGTTCCTGTACTTCCCGTGATGGCGGAACTGCACCACCTGCCACGGTTCGAACGCGATCGGCTCGAGCGGAGCCTGACGATGGAAGATCATCTCGGGCTCGCGACGCTTGCTTGGCGATCCGAACTCGCGCTGCTTCTCGAGAATACGCTGAAACTCTTGAATCGTGTAGGCCAAACGACCAGAGAAGTCTTGGACGAACCCATACAAGCGCCCTCTCGTACCCTCAATGCGCCTGAATGTGGGGGTGGGAAGGTGGTTCAGTGCAACGACACCCTCCCCAGGATGTACAACGATTTCCTCGGCGTCTGTGCCGTACTTGCAGACCGTTCGCGTGATAGAGTGCAGATCCTCGTCGATACGCAATCGGTCGTGTAGAAGACCATTCAGCAGTAGCTCTAGATCCTTGTCGTGACTCTGGATCCACACCCGACGCCCATGCACCGTGTCGGGCTGCGTGGCGTCGTCGCCGAAGATGTTGAGGACGGCCGCGATCTCGCCGTAGTCGTCCATCGTCTCGTAGTCGAGATAGCGTGTAAGCAAGTCGTGCTCGACGCGCAGGTACGTCGAGAGACGACTTCCGTAGTCGTTGATAACCGACAGGTGATCGTTTGGGTTCGTACTCGGGCTGACCTCACCATCGGCGTAACGATGCGCGGCCATCTCCTTGTCGAGCATCCACACGTCGCGAATGCGACGGGCAAGATCCTCACTCACCTCGGTGAGTCGTCCCGGAAAGCGCAGCAGCGACGTGAACATGCTCATGACGTCAACACTCCGATACTACCAGAGACCACGAGACCGGAAGAAATTCATCACCGGATTGTCCGTGCTGGTCTGGTTCACATAGTCGTTGTTCGCGATCTGCGCCTCAATACTCACGCCTGGGATGGCAGGGACCACCCGCTGTCGACCCTCGGTCTCCTGCGTCTTGCCAAGTGGTACCTTGAAAGAGGAGTTCCCCACAAGAAGTGGAAGAGGGAAATATGCGGGCATGTGATAGGATCCCCAGAGCGAGCCTGCAAATGAGTCTGCTACGTCCTTGAGTTCCCCTTCGGGCGCGAGAACCTTTCTCTTCTCCCAGTCGGCCTCCAGTTTCTGAAGCTGACGGAACAGCTCGGGGTGATAGTAGCACTTCACGCGGTTCTCGTAGAGTGCGCTTTTTGCGTGCTGATACGGATCCCACGTCTTGTCCAGTGAGATCCGACTGGTGTGATACCCACGATCACTCAGGATCTGCAGCGCATCGACAGACTGAAAGCCGTCCATCGACACACTCACGATCGGGTACCCGTGCTCCACGAAGTCGTAGACCAGCTGCCGGTACATGGCGAACTCGAGTTCGCCACCGACCGGTGGTACGATCTCGAGGATGAGATCCACAAAGAAAAGTGGCGCCTCTTCGTCGTAGAGCGCCATCTCCTTGTTTCGACGCCGAACGTGAGTCATGCCGTACTGGTGCGTGATGCATAATCCAGCCGAACATTGGTTCAACGCCGGGTCGAAGTGCGCATGACGAGGCGCTTCTGGATGTAACTTGGGCTTGCGCGTGTACACGACTCGACCATCTGCGTCGAGTCCTGCGATCTCCGTGGTGAGTTCATCCCACAAAAAGTGTCCAGGCTTTCCGATCTCGTATCGCCACTTGCTGAAGGGATGCTTTCGGTCCTCATCCTCCATCTCGTAGACCTTGTGTCTGCGTTGGATGAAAGGAGAGAACGTGACCGTAGAAACCCCTCCCAAGTCTCGAATGCTGCCTTCAAGATCCGACTCGAACTCGCCACGAAAGTCGAGCGGGATCTCAAGCAGCGTTGTGCGCTCGGGTTGGTCCTCCTGAATGGACTCAACCTCCTCGTCAGGAAGAATGCGTGACGGTACCTGCTCGTTGCCACACAGAACCCAGAACTTCTTCTTCGAGTAGTCACCAGGTTTAGCGTTCCAGAGCGCGTAATCGCGCACGAAAACGTTTGGATCATTCTCGGCTTCCTTGAGCCGACGCGACAAAAACGAGTCGTTGGTGCTCTTCGAACACGGCAGGAACAACTTACCGTATCGACCGAAACGAGACTTGATACGTCGTGTGATGGAGTCGTAGATTTCCTTCGACATATTCACGACACCGAAACGCTGCTGACTCTTCTTGCGGCGCTTCGGCATGAAGTCGATCTCGTCGACGAGAGCGCACACAGGGTTCATACCGAGAGCCGAGCGCGGCGTAGTGGCACGTGCCCACATCGTCACGCCGTTCGGAAATCGAATGTTCCGCTGCGTGATGCGCGGCCGGAAATTCTGGCTGAAATACTTGGACTGCGCGATCTTGCCGATCACGTTCTTGAGCACGACCTCCTTCGCCAGGTCCTCGGACGCAGAAAGTCCGAGCACAGTGATCGGAGTTTCCGGGGCCAGGTTGAAAGTCGCCGCGGGCTTGTGCATGCAAGAGAGCTGGTACAGCACGTAGCAGACGCCGATCGAGCAGGCGAAGGTGTTGTGGATCACCACGCCATTCGCCACAAAGTTGTGGTCTCCCGGCACGCTCAGGTCGAAGACCTCACGAGTACCAGCATCCTCGATGTTTCGAACGCGCTGCCAGAGCAGATCCGAGTCTGCATACCAGGACCACTCGCCATCGTACCGGGACTCCTCCACGAGACGCTGAAAGCGACTTCTGCTGCAGTGGCGTCCACCGAGCTGATACTTGCTCCTGACCTTCACGCCGCGACGCTCGACCTCCCGGAACACCTCGTACAGACGCTCCTTGTCGATCGGCACCACGTCCGTGTTCGTCGACTCGCGCGTGTTGTCGACCGCCAGGCACCGATCCCTCATCGCCCAACACTTGTCTTCCTTCCCAATAATGTCGCCGACGACGTCAAGAAAGCGTAGCATGTTCTCTCGGCCACTGACGTGCAGACGATATGCCGTGGCCGAACGTTTCTCCCCCTTGTGCGTGTAGGTCTTTCGACACTTGGCGTACCGAGCATTCACACCGAGACGGAGAAGGAGAAACTGTATGTCTCGGATCATCAGCTCAGAGGCGAGTCCGATCTCTGCCACACGCGAGTGCATGTTGAGACTACCGTCACAAGCCCAGATGCGGTTCAGCAGCAGCCCGATCTGCCTTTCCGTGAGACCGTAGAACTCCGCAGGTATCCGCTTCTCTCGAGACGTGTGTCTGAGATCATATTTGTCGACGAACCACTGCACGCCACGTGTACGATAGGTCATCGCACGTCCGGCATTCGGGTTCTTCACAGGCACAGACGACGACTCCGCGGAGTCATACATTCTGTTGCTCTGCGCGAGTCTATCCGTGCAATCCGCGTACTCTCTCAGCACCGACGGCGTCATGTTCGTGAAAGTCGGCGACGGTCCTGTGCATCCACCATCTGCCAGTAGATAGCCAACGACCACCACCTCGTCGTCGGGGACGTCGAGCGCCTTTTCAGGCTCAGGCAGTGACCTTGGTGTCGCCACGAGATCCGACAGCGACACGTCCTCGGCATGGACCCACCCGCGCCCCGTGAGCACCGGGTGGTCTGTGCTCAGTGTCAACGTCTGACCGCTCATCAACGTCATCGTGACGCACGGCTTCTCCCCGGAAGGAAATGCCGTGGCGTCGGACACTCGAGACTGTCCCTCGGACGAGAAAGACTGCACCCGCAGAGCGGAGAGATCTCGTACACGACATCGCTTGCCAGTTGCGACGTCAAAGACCTCCGTATCACCATCGACGCACTTCCCGAATCCGATGGAATTATGCACACTTAGGCCGTTCGCGATGAACCGATTGCCGTTGTGCGCCCCGATGTCCCCCACCGTGATGGAAAGCTCGCGGCGTTCGATCGACACCACCTGCTCAAACCCGACCTCGTCGTAGATTTTTGCCACCATCTCGTCGAGCAGGCGGCGCTTTGCCCCCTTCACAGAGGTATAGAGCTTGTCCAGAGCGTGCCTCGAGACACGCTCCTCCACTCGGGGCTTGCGAGCGAACGGCCACGGCTTGCGCATCTTGGCGCCGCCTTTCTTGAGCAGCTGTTGGGCGTCGCCGTAGGTGAACGGTAGCAGCGAGCTCTTCACTCGCCGCTCGGGGTTGGCAGCATGCTGCAGAAGCAACTCACTGCTCTCTCGATCGCGATCGGAGCGATCGGACACGCCAAAGAGGCGCAAGCACTTGAAAATGTCGTCGGCAATGCCGTTGATCTCGATCTCCCAGTATGCCCGGCTGCAACGCTTGGGTTCGTACTTTGGATGAAATCGAACCGTGGCGCGGATGCCGAACCTTAGCAGTAGCAGCTGCAGCTGACGGATGAACCGCTCGCTGTCGTGGCGGTAGCTGTACTTGCACTGGTAGATCGAGTCCTTCGACCAGTTTCCGAGCCTCCCGATCGTTGGCCGCGGAACAATGGCCTGCGAGAGTACCACCGACAGATAGGCCTGCACGGACTCGAGAGATGCCCGACAGACCACGTCGCGGATGTGATCGGCACCAGACTCAATGTCCTCTCGGGCGATGTCGGCAGCCCGCTCGGGCGGCACGTCCGAAGACGGCTCCGTGTGGATGAGCCTCGGCGTCACGACAAAGTCGTCTGTCGTCAGCTTCTCCGCCGGCACCCAGGCATAGTCGGTCCCACGCCAGACACGCACCTCGTGGTCTGGCGTCAGGTCGAGCTGCATGCCGTTCTTCAGCGTCAGACGCATCACAGGCTTGATGCCCGAGTTGTGGGCGGGCTCCGTTGGCGACGTGCCCTGCTCATTATCGAGCATCACCGTCACCGGACCGTGCTTGCCCAGGCGCTCTCTCAGCGTGGGAAGACCTCCATCGGCCTCCTGAATGATCGAGTCGAGCCCGATCGAGCCCGTGTAGATGATCTCGTTGTAGTCGCCGGAGAATATCTCTTTCAGATCGGCCATCAGGACGGGATAGAGGTCCTTGCACGTCTCACCAAGAAAGTACTTGTGCGTGACGAACGTCTCGACGTCGACGACCTCGCGCTTGTAGTCGGCCGCCTGGATTGCCTCGAGCGCTGGCGCTGCCGCCTTTCCTTCTCCCATGATCTCGAGCAGCTCCAACAGAACCTCTTGATCCTCCGTAGTCATCTGCTCGAAATCGCCACGCAGCAGCGCTTCCAACTCCTCTCGCGTCTGGATGCTCGATGCTCGACCACCGTTGTCGATAATCATTGCTCGTCCTCGGCGTTATCTGGCTCGGTGTCGATCGTGATGGTGTTCTCCTCCATGGATTTGTCTTCCAGTGCAGTGAGGCGGTGCAGCACACCGAGCAGCCTCTGGCGCCGTTTCGGGTCGGCCATCGCGGTACTCACCTTGTCGCTGCAGCCAGGGATCGCTCGCCGGTCAGACTCCTCGACCTCGACGGTTCCGAGCTGCCTCTTGACCAAGCCGAAGTCCATCTGCACCTGCGCGTACTTGGACAGCAGATCCATCGCCACCCTGACCTCGCGGTGCGTCGTGGGAAGCAGCTTGCGGCTGGCTTTCTCGAGAGAAAAATCAATGTGGATGCGCTCTCGCTGCATCGCGTAGAGATCCTTCAGCTCCATCAACACATCGATGCCGTGATCCACATACTCGACGGCGCGTTTGACTGTCGTTGGAAGCGCCTGCGCTTTCTCCACGGGAGTCATGTGGTCACGCATCGTGGCCAGAACACGACACACGACCTGCTGTGAGCAGTCCTGCATCTCTCCTTGATTGTGGACGAACTCTGCCAGCGACTCGAGAGGCCACCCCTTCGCGAGACGCTCCTGAACCTCGTCACCGACCGGTGAGTTGATGAGACGATCGACGAATGTCTCCATCAGCACTGTCACCCCCTCATAGCGGTCGACAGGCTTCGGAGTCTGCAATGGGATCTTCTGTGACATACTCACACTCTGCTACTCGACGACAAGTGGCCGTCGTCACTACGACTCATGGCGACAACGACAAGTTGACGCCATCACTGCGTTACCATAGTAGCAGAGAGTGACTTTCTTCCACACCCAGGGGGCTGTGGGTTATCTCACGATGTTGAGTGGTTGTCAGACAAGACGGTCGTGAATGTCCGCAAACTCACGCCGCGACACGTGGTTGATGATGGTCTGAGCAACACTATCGATGAAGGGGCGACGCTGTGGAGGCGTGCTGAGATCCTCGTCCCAATACACACGAAGGATCTTGGTCCCGTGGCGGTCCAGGGCATCAATCACCACGAGCGTCGCATCCCGAACGGCAGCGAGATAGTCTTCCGTGATCCTCTGCTCGCAAGTTCGGCCATGCTGATCCATCATGCGACGTGAAATCCGCTCCATCGACGTGTCGATGGATACGTCGAGGAACACGCACAGGTTCGGATACAGCACGAAACTGGTCATGCCGTGATAGAGCAGCTTGTATGTCTCGTACTCGCGCTCCGACATGAAACCCAGATCCCGCTGCACTTTGGCGAATGCCACATCGCCGAAGTAGGACCGATCCAAAACGCCGTCCCCACGTTCCGACATCACGTGGTACTGGGCCGAGAGATGTGCACGGAAACGACGCGCCAGCAGTTGGCACTGCATTGTGGACGCCCACCGGGACATGTCCGAGTAGTAGTCCTTCAGGTATGGATTTCCTTGTTTCTCATCCGCCTCTGCGATAAAGAGGGTCTCTGCTCTTTGTCCTACCTCCCGTCTCTGCCGCGTCAGCGCCTCGCCCAGCTCCTCCGCGAACACCGTCTTCCCCGCGCCGGGTATCCCCTCTGCGATCACCGTCTTGTACATGGTGGGCCTCTACCTCCAGAACATGACTGTCGAGCAGTCGTCTCAAGCTACGTCGAACGGCCTCCGAACACACTGGACCTGAATACCAGACTTTGCCCAGGTCCTCCACCACCTCGTCGGGGTCCACAACAAGATCCTTAGCGTCCACACCGGAAAAAAACCGTTCGATGCGGTCTTTTACCTCCCGAACGTAGGTTGCACGCCGGTTGCGTGAAAGGATCCGCTGCAGAACGCCCAGCAGAAGAAATCGACGTACTTCACCACGCTCGCATACGTCACGGAGCACCTCCAGGTAGCGAGGGATAGCGGCCCTCTCGTTGACGCGATACTTTTGCCTGTCGTGAAACGCCTGAGAATCTGGCATCACCGGCGGGTCTGAGGATATGGGCAGTGGTCTGTCGCTGCGCTCCCGGTTGTACTTCTCCCCGAACTGCTTGGCGTCGAGGATGTCCTCTTCACTGAGCCGAAACCACTCTCCTCTGGGCCTGACTCGAGCGTGTCGGAATCGCTCGTGAAGCGCCCTCTCGAGATCCTCGCCCCCGGGCATCGTCGCAACAAAGTGCAGAGGACGGGGACTGGCCGTCTGTAGCGTCGTAATCCGCTGTTGGGGGTCGACAGACGTGCCGATCTTCACGTACTCTCCATCTGAGACAAGGTACACGGCCATCGTGGTCTCCACTGTGTAGGGTCAACAATGAACAGCGTGCCGAAATGGATCCTCGAGCGTCGAACACGTGGACCGAACGCCAAGGTGGGAGAGCAGCGTCTGTGGGCGAGCGGCCTGTGGGAGAAGCTGCCCGACAAGACCTGGAAGCTCGTTCCAGGATACCGACAGAAGCTGCGGCAGGTTGCTCTGACCGGCAAGTTCCCGAACGGTAAGAAGGTGCCCGCCAGGGACCTCCGGGATCTGCGCAAGCGGATCGACAAGCAGGGCCGACCTGGATGCCCCAAAGGAAAGTGGGCAAACCCAGAGACGCGGCTGTGCATCAAGATCCGCAAGATCAAAGCCAACGTGAAGAAGATGCTGGACAGGCTCTCCACCCTGCGAGACCTGCCGGGCACTCCCATGTCGAAGCTCGTCCGTGCCACGCAAGAGTTCAAAGAATGGCAGGACTGGTACGAGCGCTCGGGCGCCATTCTGGCTGAGCTGAGTGGGATG